TTTAAGATAAAAGAAATTAATTTTTGAATTTCTACAAATTCATTACAAACTGTAATTGCGTAACTTATTTTCATATTATTCAGGTAACACTCCAATATATGATAAAGCATCCATATAATCACGTTCAGAAAATAATGCTATTGTTTTCATATCAGATTTATGTGTTGTTTTAAATTTTTCTTGTTCTTCTTCGTTTAATTCTTTGGCCTTAACTGCAGCCCATTTCCAATCATCAATTCCTGTACCTTGAGCATATACCATTCCTAATGTAGGCTCATTTATAGTATGAGGTAACCATATTAATTCAGTTTCTTTATCTAACCAAGCTAAATCCTTATATAATTCAGGTAATACCTCCATTTGTTGTTCATAAAATTCAGTACCTGGTTTCATTAAACTATTAGTCCAAAAACCACAAGATAAACTATAATAATTAGTTATCTCAGGAGTTACTTCAATTTTATAACATAAATCACCTCCTGATTTGGGACAATTTATAATTTCATCATATTGCATAATTTATAATTTAGGTGTTTCTAATGTTGGCAAACTTAATTCAACTTCCTTAGGAAATTCTGGAATGTTATGTTTCAATATATTACCAACTAATTCTTTCATAGCTTCATAACTAAATTTAGTTTTAATATGGTGACCTTGTCTTTTACCACCAGTAATAAATTTATTGTACTTTTGCTTTAAAGATTTTAAGGCATTAGTAAAATGTTTAGGACTTACTTGAAACCATTCATATTCCTTTTTTAACCAATTGTTAGCAGCTGATTCATGTACTTTTTCTAAATTACCTGGTAATAAAGTACAATATTCAGGGTGTAAAAAATCAATTTGTCCTGACCATCCAGAAGCAATAATAGGTTTTTTACTTAATCCAAATTCCGCTAAAGGTCTACCGTATCCCTCTCCTTTAGTCATACTAATCATACATTTTACTTTAGGATGATTATATAATTCATTCATATCTTCATCTGTTAGATTACCATTTAGTAAATAAATGGGAGGAAATTTAGTACCTAAAGGATAAGTATCTCTAATGGCTTTTAATTTTTTTAAGATTTGCTCTCTACCATAATAACTATTTCTACCAATAGATGCTTTTAATATAAGTCCTGGTTGTGATGGTTTATTTTTAAATGTATCATAAAAATATCTAATCATTAAACCAACATTTTTTCTATCATGTCCTATATTACCATTCATCCAATGACCAACAAATAAAAAATTAAATTGTTCCTTAATATTACTAAGGTCTAATTTAATATCTTTTTTATTAGGTAAATGTTTATATAAATCTAAATTTACTCCTTCAAATACAACATGTATGGGTTTTTCACATTTAACAGTTCCTACTATTTTTTTAGTTCTGTTATCTTTTTGTTCAAATACTCCAGATTCAAATACTCCCTTACTATGCTTAGAAGAAGTCCAAGTCATATTCATTCTATTAATACCTTGTATCCAAGAAATATCACAACCCGTACTTTCAATTCCAGCTGTACATCCAATATTATATTTACCTACAGGATTAAATTCATTAGGAATTGTAATTTGCATCCAAATATCAGGTTGAGAGTTGATATTCATTACTTGATGTTTCATTATCCAATGCCATTCAGGATGATCATTAATAAATCCTCCTGGTGTATCACCCCATCTTTGAGGTAATAATTTTACATCATATTGATCTAATTCAATTATTGCTTTAGCTATATCTCTAGATCTAGCACCATAACCACTATACGTGTCAAAAGGGCAACTTATTACAAAAACTGGTTTACTCATTAATATTCTATTTTATGGTTTAAAAATTTACCTTTAACTTCATTTACATTGATTAGCTCAAATTTCTCTCTAGGTTTCCAAATATCAAACAATGTATCAAAAGCTTCAATTACTCTTTCAGCTTGTTTTTCAGCATAAAACCCTGCTTCTTCACTTAATGCCCAATCTCTACCTACTAATCCTCTCCTTTTTCTTTCTTTAGGATCCATTTTATATAATTCCTTAAATCTATCACAGGCATCTTCCCACTTACATCTATCATCAAAAATATAAGGAGTAGGAGGAGAACCCTGTACTGATCTATTACTTGGGTAAACTGGAAATGCCCATTCACCATGTTTTTTAAAGGTACCCCTGTGATTAGAAGGTATATTAGCATCTGGTTCAAACCATTTACCTTCATTATCTACAAATCTCATTTGATCTTGCATTCCACCTGTAGTATTAGCAATAATAGGTGTACCTGTTAGCATTGCTTCAGTAATTGTTAATCCCCAACCTTCATTTGAAGTTATTAATACTTGAGCATCTGCTGCATTATATAAAAAGTTTAAGTGTTTTCTATTTAATTTTTGATGAGAAAACTTAATACATTGTCTATATTTTTCTCCAAAGAAATAATCTCTTACTTCACCCAAATCTGTACCATGATCTGTAACCAATTCAGTATGGAGAACTAATCTGCATTTTAAAGCATCTTCATATGGTAATGAATCTAAAAATGCCCTAAATGCTAACATAGTATCCGGAATTTGTTTTCTACGAATATTTCTAGAGTTAAAAAATAAACAAAAATCTACTTGTTGATTCTGGAATAGTGTTTCATTTCTAAATTTTTGATATTCATCCCATTGTTCATGTTCCTCATTAATTGGAAAATAATGAGTATGGTCTAAACCGTGAGGGATATATCTAAATACTCTACGTTCATTATCACAATCTTCTAAAACTAATTTATTTATGTTTACTGTTTGTTTAGAAATACCCATTAATAAATCACATGATTCGTAAAATGCTTGATTATAACGCGGAGCAGGATAATCATCCCAAATATTTAAATAAGCAATAGGACATTGTTTTCTTATTTGATCTTCCATATTAAATACATGAACAAAATACCTAGGATCAGTAAATAACATTATTGCATCAGGTCTTTCTACATTAATTATATTTTGTAATTCCTGTGGACTACCATATCCATCAACACAATATAAAAATACTTTAGCATCATCCACACCAGTAACTTTTGCTGTATCAGCACTAATATCCAATCTTTTTCCTTTCTCTGGATGTTTAATTGCTCCTGCTACGTTTACCCAATTAAAGTGTTGACAAGTATGAACCACAATTTCTTTAGCAACTGTAGCTACACCTGAATGGACCCTAATATCATCACAAATTAATAGAATTTTTTTCCTCTTTTCAGGAGGTAAATACTTAAAACTTTTATTCATTAAATTTAAATTTATAGTTCAATATTAGTTTGGTTGGTTATCTGTTTTCTAAAATCTTCATCTGTAAGATACAAATAAATTGCTCTATCAGCAAGTTTTTGAAATGAGAATTTTCTTCTAACACATTCGATTTTAAAATTTTCAAATAGACCGCTTTGAACTTTGACACTTGTTAATGTCATTTTTTTCGGATTTGCCATAATTTTTATTTTTAATAACGTTTAATTATACATATATCAAAATATCAATAGATTATACCTTCTCCACATAATTCTTGCTCTTCTTTATAAGGGCAAAAAGTACAATTCCACTTTGATGGAAGAGCAGGATAATCCCTTTCTTTGATTTTACCACTACTATTAAAACATTCGTTAATGAAATCATTAATAGCGGTTTTTGCTCTATTTAACTTTATTTTACCACTAGGGGGAGTAAAAGTTTGAACTCTATATGCTTGATGTGGTGACATAATATTTGCATCATCCCAATCTAACACTTTTCTTTTTACTATAAAAAATTCTATATCAATGTTTTCTAAAGGAATACCATATTGTTGACTAAAAAATTGTTTATATAGAAGTAATTGATACTGTTTACTTTCATCTTTTTTAGCAAATTTATTCCATCCTTTTGTACTTGATTTAATATCAATAATTTTAAATGTTTCAGTATTTTCATTATATAATACAACATCTAAATATCCTGTATATAATACATTACTTAATTTTCTATTAGGAGCTATAACAAGAGGCAATTCACAACCTACTAAATACCAACCTTTACGTTTAAAAAACCAACTACGTTTCTTTTTTAACCAATTAATAATACCTATACCATCCTCAAAAAATTCTCTCATTTCATTAGCATCTGAAAAATGAGCATTATTATTAGCTTTATATTGTTTTAGATATTCACTCCTAAATCTATGTTTAAAGTCCTCTTCAATATCTAATCTATCAGCAGCAGCCCCACTTTTTTCATACATTACATCTAAATAATATTGAATAGATTCATGTATAGCAGTTCCAAAAACAGTATGAATAGAAGAATTAAATCTTTTAATTTTATCCTTATATTGTAATTTCCATCTATGAGGACATCCTCTAAAGATAGACATCTGCGAAAAAGATATATTCTTTTGAAACGCAAAGTTAATTTCTTGGGGAGGATTATTTTGAATCTCCCTTACTATTTTTGGTATTTTTCTTGGCAAAACTTATTTTTTCCACTTATCGCGGCCTACTAAAAGACCAATCATGCCATAATTAGCAATGTCAATAAATGTATCTTCCATTCCTTCTCCTCTAACATAGTTTTTACCATTAATAAGAAGGTTTTTTAATCTAGAAATTTTATCAGTAAGTCTAATGGCTAAACCTGTAAGTGAAAATTTTTTATCATCATCATTAGTTAAATCACCACCTAAGGCAATATTATTTAAACCATAGTCCATATGTTTAGCAGCAAACATTTGATACATTTCAGTACCTATCCTTTTATATTCCTCAGCTAATTCAGGATATTCTGTTTCAAATACTTCTACTACACCAAGACCATCAATGGTTTTTTCCTTATTAACTAGTTTATCAAATTCTTTTTCACTAATTAATTCAGCTTTCATTTCCTCATACTTTTTTCTGCTATCACCCATTTATTTGATCTTTAGAATTAAAATATTTTTCTAATATTTCTAGTCTTTCTTCTGCTGATGCAAGTAATTTTAGTGCTTCATTACAGTTATCCCAATAATCTTTAGTTGAATGATCACCAATACCAGCTGGGTGTCCTGTTAGTAATTTAATACTTGCTAGTGCTTTTGCTTTATCAGCTTCAGCTTCTTTTTTTAAAAAATTGTATACTTCTATATTCATAATAATTTATTTATTTCTTTTTGTTGTACTCCCATTTTACCTAATATACTAAGAATAATATCATCTTCCAAGAAATTTAAATATTGTTTTACTTCTCTTTGGGAACATTCCCAATACTGAGCTAAATATTCTAATAATTCTGTTTTAGGTTGTTTAACATTAGACTTAATATACTTATTCCATTTGTTATTTTTTGGTATATATTCTCGATAAATATTATAAATCAAAACTTTTTCTTGAGGAGGCATTTCTTGTACATAATTTACCACATCAATAAAATCTTTATTCATAGACATAAATCTATGTATCATATAACTATTAAATAACTCCCAGTCCTTATCTGTAAATGAACTAGGAGGTTGTTTATGATAATTGATTTGTTTTAGCCAATCGAAAATATTCTTCATTTAGCAGAGCTCGTCCTTTAATTCGTCTCTAAGCTCTACTGGAATACCTTCTCCTAAAATTTTACCATTAGTAGGATCATAAAATACAGGAATGGGTACTACTGAAT